TTTCTCGCCAGCGGCGACGGTTGTCTGAGTTGACTTGGTAATGTTCCCGTGGCCGTCTTTGCTGATCGGTGCGGCGGCATAATAATAAAGACCGGCATGCGCTGCGCCGAATTTCGATGCGGCATCGCTGGCCATTGCGGCTGTTACGCTTGCTGGAGCTACCACATTGGTATTCAATGCGGCGGCATACATGCCCGTGCCAGCCTTTGCCGGTGGTTGGGATTCAAGGATGAATTTGTCATAGCATGCCGCTAAGCGCCCTTCGTAGGCGAATGACGATTTTAAACCGACCACGGGCGCGCCCTTCATGATGCCGAAAGACGGTTGCTCGCCGGGACTGCCCAACATTACGCGGAATGCTGGGTCGAGTCCTTTATCAAGATCGGCCTGCACCAGCGTTGACCAAAATCCATGCGATGCCATGCCGAAATTTCCGAATCGATTGATGCGTTCGCAAGCATCGACAAGCTCCTCGGCTGAATTGCCGATTGGAGCTGCGCTCAAATCGACGACGTTACTGGGGGCAAGATCGCTGATAATTTTATGGAGACCATCGAACTGTTCCGGCACGACAGCGGAGTTGCCAAAGAACAGGCCCCATTCGCCAGATGTGAGCAGTTCGAGGGTGCCGCCGGTTTGTTGCACCGCCGTTGCTGAAGCGATGCCGCCTTCGAGTTCCTTGACAAACGACACACGCCGCTTGGTCATCAAATATTTGATCTGCAAAGTGCGGCGGCGAAGAGTGACATCTGCTTCGCTGATGTTTCCTAGCTCAGAGTTGTACGCTGAACCTGGATATCCACCAATAGCAGTTTCCTCGGTCCACGAATCGACAGTCGCCGTTGCGCTCGACTTCTCGACCATGTTCCAAAGACGAAAGTCGCTGAACTGTTGAATGACCGCGAGCAACGTTGCTTCCAAGCTTTCACGTCGCAGCGCGCCACCGCCCGTGAGCTGGGCCACGTCGGTGATTCCACTGCCAGACGTTAACGCTTTGAAAAATCCTTCATACGCCTCGTAATCGAGCAGGTTTGGTATGCGCGGTATGCCAGAACCGCCTTCAACCGACCCGAAAGGGATTATTCCGCCAGGATATCCGCCTTGCATAGATAGTTCCTCCTATTAGAAGCCAAACAAAAAAATTAACAATTTGAATGCAGCGTCATTTTTAGCGCTGATGGTTTTTTAGAGATTTCCCGCTTCGGTGATGACTCTCACAAGCGGAGCTGGCAACGGCGCGCCGCTATTCAGATAAACCTCTGCTTCAGACACTTGGTTGAAATTGAGCTTACCCGCGCTCTGCGCTTTCAAGAGGCGCTGCGAGATTTCATAGCGGTTCAAATCCCCGACGCCGTTGGCCTGTTCCGTCGTGGCCGACTTTTGCGCGAGATTTTTATCGACCAGAGAGATTGCACTGGCTCGCCCGCGTCCAGTGTTGGCCTGATGTTCAAGCCCGGCGCGAATTGATTTCAGAATGGCGGTTTGTGCATAGGCCATTATGTCAATGGCCTTTTGAAGATGCGCAACTTGCTGTCGCAGCTCGCCAGTTTGCGCGAAGCCCTTCTCTAGCCAATCATTGACTACGTACACCCGGTCTTCATCAGACAAGTCGGGGTCGTTTTGAATGTCTGCAAATGACTTGTGAACCTTGCGCTTCTCGTCGTAGTAGGGCGTTTTGGCGTTTTCCGGATAATCGACATCGGTGTCATCCATTTTTTCGTCGTAGTTGAATTTCTTCGGGATTTTTCTTTCCGAAGACATTTCCCCGGTATTGAGATGATTTTGATCGCCGTGCGGCTGCCTGGTTTCGCCGCTCTTGCCAAGCTTCTTTTTCATCATCTCTTCTTGTTCTTCGGCCTCTTCTTCCTCGGTTTCTTCGCCACCGAACGTCGCCTTGCGAAGCGCGGCAGGCAAAATGGATTTGATCAAGTCGAGAGCCTTATTGGCGATAGTGAGCTGGTCATCGGCGACGATGACTTTTTTACCAGCGTTGTCGCCCAAAGACTTGCTTACGGCTTTCGCTTCTTCTTCTAATGCTTGCAGATTCATGGTTTCCCTCCAAAAAATGACGTTTAGAGACCGTAATGTTTTGTGACAATGCTCTTTGCCGTATCGATGGGTTGGCCAGCGCAATAGACCAAATGCCGGAACGCCTCAATGGCGCTCTTTGCCGCTCCGCTGTCATCGGCGTGGTCGCATTTCTTTTTTTTCGAGCCTTGATGCGTAACGAGTGGCGTCGGATGAAGACTCTCTTTTCGTAGCGCACCGCCGCCTTCAAGCTGGGCCATATCGGTGACACCGGTTCCCGCAACAAGGGCCTTGGCCATATCGGCCCAAGCCCACGAATTGACTGGCTTGGTCGTAAGTACGACATTCGTTACCATGCAGGCTTTGTTGGCCGGGTCGCGATTGTTGGCGAGTGGGACGTAGGCACCTTCGATTGAATAACCAAGACGGCGGTCAAAGCCGGACTTGCGAATTGCTTGAATCAGCTCCCATGCTGCATCAGCAGATTTCTTGACTCCAGGCGCGAACAGTCTACCCCAAATCGCCGTACCGCTTTTAACCATTCGCGTAATCGGGTCTTGGTAGGTCACGCCTTTTTCGATGCGCTCAGGGACGCCGATTATATTGGATGCTTCTCCGGCTCCACAGCTTGGGCATTCGCCAACTACGTGCTCATATTTGAGCCAACCGTGTCGCGTTGAGAATCGGTCAAAGTCGAATTGATCAACCAAGGCCGACGATAGATTTTTGCCCATCTGCTCAAGCATTGGGCCATAGTTCGAATATTGCTCAAGGATTCGTTCGTCTTGCAGGTCGCGGTCTTCGGTGGAGATGATGCCGCAAATCATTCTGGAGTCATCGATTGATTTCTCCATTGCCAATGGCACCCAAAATGTAAATGGCTGTTGGTCCATGACACAAAAGCAAAAAAGCCGAACACCCCTTTCGGGACATTCGGCTTTTTAGAAGCTCTACGCGCGCGCCTCTTTAGAGCGTGGCGAACTGGTCGAAACCCTTGCGGGCCACCACATACCAAATTGTTTAAACACGCTTATACATGATTAACGCAACTAATGTCAACAGCTTTTTTTGAATTCCGAACGCCACGGGAATAAGAGGGCGAAAGGAGAAGAGAACCTATGGATAAGCAAACTGTAGAGGCCGTCAAGCTTCTCGGTCTATACACGGCTGGTCGCTTTGACGTTTGGATGCTGGCTGGCAATGCCAGCGCTGCCCGTCGCCAGCACGTAATGAGCACGCTGGCCGGACATAAAGTGCCGCGCGCTAAAAGTGGCGTTACCGCGCTGCGCAGTCTCTTTTATGAGCGCATGGGAATCGTCGGAGACTGCCTGGCCGAACGCGAACATCATTTCATCACTGCCTGCAAGGCGGTAGCGGCATGACCGGGCGAGTCTTCGGTAAAGAAGTCCGCTGCGCTGCAAAGTGCAATGGGCAAGTCGCCGTCGAGGGCACCATGACGAAACAATTGCCGCTTGGCTTTGGTTTTGTCGGCGCGAAATTTCAAATCGATGTTGCGCGCTGGTCTGGCTACTACGGCTTCTGTTTGAAGTGCGGCAACAAAGTCTTCGCGCCATTCGGTCGCGCCAAGCGAGTGACCAAGGTTGCGAAAAACAATTCGGCTAACGAAATGCGTCGCGCGTTTCGCGCCGTCACTGGGGGGCTATGATGACTACTGAATTAGGTTTCGACGTGTTGTCCGGCCATGTATCGCCGGATACGGCTTACGTTGTCGATGATTATCCGTATGGCTTTCGCCTGCGCTGCAAAATTCGCTACTGGCTGGAATTCAAACTCGGCAAAGGCTATCGCTTTTGCTCTCAAACGACCAATCCTAAAAAGGTTGGCGAAGTCTGGAACAGGCCAAAAGCGAGCACCTATTCGCGTCTTGGCGGTGTCATGATCTGCGATAAGAGCAACGGCCATGTGACCTGGCTTGGGCTTAGCGAATATGCCGATGCGACAAAGTGTCAGGAATTCGAAGACCGTTATGGTTACACGCTACCGGTTGCGGGTCTCGAATACTTGCACGGCATCATCGCCAAGAAACGTCGCTATGAAGAGTTGAAAGCGTCCGGCATGGACTGGCAAAAGGCCGGGCTGATGGTCGCCGCTGAATTCAACGGCGTAAAATTAGCGGAGTAAAAGGTCAATGCGCGCTATTGACGTGACGGTTAACGGTTCTGACGGAAGATCAGTAGAAGCGGAGATGTTGCTATGCGAGTCATGCAATCATAGCGAAGAAACTCCGACGCTTTGGATTATTTTTCTCATTCGCGGTCATCCGCATTTTCAATGCTCGGAATGCGGGGTGTCTTATTGTGCGAATGGTGAAACGTGCGTTGATAGTTGAATCCATAAAAACCGAACGCCACGGGAATAAAGGGGCGAAGGGGGGATATAGAAATATGGCTCTAGTTAATGTACCGGAGTGCCCACAGTGTCATCGCACATATGGCCAACGCCATAAGGCGGTCACGAAGCGGCCCAGCGAGAAGACTTTGATGCGCTGGCACAATGATGGTTATTGCAAGGCGACCGATGGTTGCCGCGTCGAGCCGGATGGCGTATGCGAGCACGGCCACAGTAGCTGGCTGCTTTGCATGGGGGTGATATGACTATACCGGAATACCTGCTCGGCAAAGACCGCTGCGAATTTAAAGTCGATCTTTGCTACGGCGACTGCTCTTCGGCAGTCAAGCAAAACCCGGCGACCGGTAAATGGTTCATCACTATGGGCCATCCTGGTTTTAATTGCGGGACCAATAACCGTGCCGGGTTTGCTTCGGCCAAGGTCGCTCTTGGAGTCTTGAAACATTTTGCCAAGCGATAAACAGAAAGCGGGTTAAATATGCTAAATATGTATATTCGCGTTTATCCTGTGCCCTGGACGTTTCCGAAATACATCGTCTTGCCTGACGGCGTTGTCGCTTTTCCAATTTACAAAAAATAACAACTAACCAAAACAGGGGGGGCGGCAATGCGCGAAGTTCGCCACGAA